GCCCGAGCGGCTTTCGACCTGGGGCCCCTCGTTGCCCGAGAGGTAGGCGAATTCGAGGCCGTCGATCTCGCTCGGATCAGCGGTGACATACCAGCGGGTTGCGCTGGACAGGCGGGGTTCGACCACCAGCGACATCGCGCCCGAGAAGGGGTTCACATCGGCGGCGGTGGCAGGCGCGATGGTGGCGAGCCACTTCTCGGCCACCGTTTCCAGCGCGGGCGGGACGAGCAGGTTTTTTGGCGTGACGCGGATGATGCGCCCGTCGATGCCCTTCTGCGTGCGCAGGGCCAGCCGGGCCGCGGACAGGGTAGCATCGGAAATCACAGCGCCGCTCGCCGCCTTGTTGCCGTGATCGACATGGAACAGCGCCTTTGTGTCCGACAGGGTCGGGCCGTTGCCGCTGTTCGCCTCCAAGAGGGTGACTAGGATCCGCGCCTCGGTCTCGGCGGCCCCCTGGCCCATGCGGCGGGCGAGGTCCGAGAAGGCCCCCAGATCGTCGTTCACCAGCACCTGCCGGGTGATGCCGATCTTCTTGGCCCAGGTCTCGATCTTGTAGGCCTCGCGGGCCTCGGCCATCGTCCCGGCCTTGATCTCGCCGTGCTCGTTCAGCTTCTCCAGCAGCGGCGCCTCGCCCAGCATGATCTTGTTCACCGCGCGAAAGTCGCGGGCGGTCGTCTGGCGGCCAAGGCGGCGGATGCCCGCGGGCGCGGTCTGGTAGGCGTCGCGCAGCACCCGGCCCACCGTGTCCCCGAGGATGATCGGGAAGTCCGAGGTGGTGTGCAGGGCGCGGGTCACGAGGCTGGCGGGCGACAGCGCCATGGTGGACTCGCCGCGCAGCGTCAGCAGTTCTTTGGCCATGTCCACGGGTGTGGCGTAGGCATAGCGCCGCGCCGGTTCGGAAAGCTCGTGGCGCGGGTTGATCCGGGCGTAGAGGGCCTCGCCCATCTGACGGGCGCGAAGGGCCGGGTCGTCCTGGCTCTCGCCCATCTCGACGCGCACCTGTTCGGTGCGGATCGTGGGCGCGCTGCGGTTGGCAAGCGCCTCGAAGGCCGCGCGTCGGGCGGTGTCTGCATCGGCGACGGCGTCGATTTGGCCGTCGATCCAGGACTGGTCCAGTCCGGCGATGCGGGCGATGGAACGGATTTCGGTGTTGATGGCAGCGCGAGTCTGGGTGTCATGCGGTGCAGGCGTGATGATGGTGTCGGTCATGTTGGTCTCCATGCGGATGTGGGCACCCGGGTCAGCCGGGGTGGGGACAAGGGAAATCTCGTGCGGGGTCCAGCGCACGGCGGTCAGCACCCGCGCGCCGTTCTCGGTGCTCTCGGCCCAGTTCTCGACGGAGTAGCCGACCGAGACATGGCGCAGGATGCCCGACAGGACGTCCTGCCAGAGCGGTTCCACCTCGGGACGCGAGGAAAAGCGGATCAGCGCCGTGCCGCGCTGGCCATCGACGGCGGCAGACTGCACGCTGCCAAGCACATCGCGGACAGCAGACTGGCGATGCGCATCCAGCACGCTGGCGGCTTGCAGGCGCGACAAGTCCACCGCCTCGGGCGCAAGGCTGAGGCGTTCGACATACGGGCCAGTCATGTCGCGGCGGCGCACAGGCGCGCCGGTGGACCAGATCACCTCTACGGTCCTGGCGTCGCGATCGGCACTGGCCGGTGCCAGGTCGGCGCGGCGGGTCAGCAGGGTGACGGTGTCATTCATCCGGGATGTCCTCCTTCTGGATAGGCGGCGCACCGAAGCTCAGGCCCAGCGCGTCAGTGCGCGCCTTGTCGGCGGCAATCTCGGCATCGACCTGTTCGGCGTCGTAGCCCCGTTCGGAAATCGCTTGGCGGCGGCTTTTGAGACCGGCGTTGATGGCAAGGATCTCGGCCTCGACGTCCTTTTTGGGATCGACATAGTCGAACTTGGGCGGGAGCCATTCGCAGCCGAGATAGACGGCAGGATCGCGGTCGAAGTCCCGCGCGGGAAGTTCGCCCGACAGCACCGCCAGGCGCACGAAGCGATCCCAGACCGGGCGGCAGAACAGATGCACAACGACATTGTGCTGCAACTGTTCAACGCGCCGACGAAACTCGATCAGCCCCGCACGGATCGAGGAATAGGTGACGCCCTCCAGATCGCCCGAGACCAGTTCGTAGGGCAGGCCCATCCCGGCCGCGACGGCGCGGAGGTGGTTCTTGACGAAGGGGCCGTAGGCATCGCTCTCGGTCGGGTTGGAAAACCGGACGTCGGTGCCGGGCGGCAGGGGGATCAGGCTGCCGGGCTCCATGCCCACGGTCAGCGCGCCGCCCGAGTTGTTGCCGGTCAAACCACCCGCCGTGCCATCCGGATCGGTGATGAAGCCGGTGAACAGCGCCGCTACCTTGGCCTTCACCAATGCAGCATCCTCGAACTGGTCCAACTCGTGCAACCGCAGCAGCACAGGGGCAAGCCAGGTGATCCCGCGCAACTGGCCAGCGGACAGAGGTTTGAACAGATGCAGGCAATCGGTGGCGGGCAAGCGCAGCGGTTCCAGCCGCAGGGAGGTCAGCGGATCGCCGGGCCGGTCGCGCATCATCCAATAGGCGGTGCGCTGCCCAGCGCCGTTGAACTCGATGCCTGCCCTGATGCGCGCGCCACCACCAATATCGCGGTGCAGGTCCAGCGGCACCTGGTCCCGGTCCAGCAGGTCGATGTGCAGGGGAATGGCAGGGGCATCGGGCACGACGCGCAGCCGCGCGAAACTCTCGCCGCCCTCGACCATCGCGCGCACGGCCATGGCCTGCAGCCCATAGAAATCCGCCAGCCCGCCCGGATCCGCATGATCCGTCCAGCGCAGCCAAAGCACTTGGAGACGTTCGCGCACAGCCCTGTCGGGATGGGTGGACTGCGGCTTGATCCCAGCGCCGACGACATTGCCCACAAGGCTGTCCACCGCCGCCGCGACCCATGGGTTGTTCCGCGCATACCACCCGGCCCGTCGCGCCGCCGTGGTCGCGCCTGCGAGGATCGCCGTGTTCAGCCCATCGACCGTCCGCGCCCCCTCCCAACGCCGTCCACCACCCGCGGCGTCAAACGCACGGGTGCCGGGGCGAGCAAAGAGACGGTGGAGCAGGCTGCGCATACGGCGAGATTCGCATGGCAGTAGTAGGGTAAGCTATTGGGAATGTTCGGGACTATCTCGCCAAAGAGAGCATCACGAAATACGTGCCTCAGCACCCCACTTGCCCAATTCAGAGAGCTTCAGCCGTATATTGTCGAAACGTTTGACCGCTGCAGCGATCTTCCGCTGGTGATCGAGATCAAGCGATCCATCGCTCTTGATGGGCAGAGAGACAGTCAGTCCTTTTACACGGGCCACGAACAGCTTTGCTTCATACAGAAACCCGCCTGCCGCAACCGCGCTTCGCAGCTGAACGGCCAAGAAGTCGAGATCAATCAGTTGGTCGAGCACATCGATGATGATCACGTCGTCAGTGATGGCACAAATCTGGTCCCGCACATAAACTTTCCCCACAGATGCTCCATTTGCATTAATGGTAACGATTGGCTTCTCCTCAATCGTCATCCCAACGCCTTCAAGCCATTGTCGATCTGCACGTCCCTTTTCGATACGCGAGTCCCTGAAACAGCTAAAAATGGGCACTTCACCCGGATGCTGCCGGATATCTTGACCGCGAACTCGAGTTCCGGACCTGACGGTGAACAGCGTGGTGTCAGAGAGTTTGAAGTCACGCATTGGCGCATGCGTCAACTTATCAAGTTCGTCTTCTGATGACTTGAGTTCGTCGGAAATCACCGATATTTCTTGCCGGGCTTCGTTAACAAAGTCTACACGAGAAACTGCGCTATCGCGCTCTCCTAGTTCAACTAACTCGTCGTCGGTCCAAAACCGCGTCACATCCCAGCGGTCATTGGCGGTGAATTCCTCCGAAGGCACAATGCGGATTAACGGGCTTGAGGTCGACAATGTGTCATCTCCGTCGGAGAACCCTACAAAAGCCGACGCAATATCATCCAAGTCGTTTTCATCGGGTGCGGGGGTTCTTTGCCAATCCAAGGTTTCGCCAATGGAGCGAGCAATGGCGCAAAGTACTGGAGGTCGCGGATCGACCTTTGTATGTCTTTTCTCAAGAGCCAAAATGTAGGTCTTCTGGGATGTATTAAAAAATGTGTTTCGAGGCAGCTGGATCGATGCAAGGATATTGCACTCACGAAGCAGCGCGGCCTTAGGTCGAGGCTCGGTTCTATTCAACATTCCAAGCGGAACGATCACAAATGCCCTTCCCCCTGGCTTAAGTGCCCCTGAGATATACCGAATGAAGAGTGCCTCTACTCCCAGCCCGCCATTGTCGTAGTAATCCCGAATGTCAACACCGTTTCGCATCCCCCTAATTTCTGCGATCTCCTTTTTGTAGATCGCGCTTCCTTGTGTCACATAAGGAGGGTTGGTGAGGATCACATCAACAGTGTCTCGTGGGGGATACTCCAACGAGCCAAGCGTGTCGTTTCGATTGACCACAACAAATGTGTCGGCGAGAGATTGGTTCAGTGCCGCTACCGTCACTGCAGGGTTACGAACTGCTTCCGCCAAATGGATCAGCATGTTTGCCTTGGCAAGCATGTGGAGGTTGAGATCGACGTCCAACCCGATGGTTCTGATGCGGCGTCTGGGTTTTCCCGAGACGAATTCGACATTGTTAGGCAACGCCTCTTTGAAAAGAAGTGGTTCGAGGACAAAGCCTCCCACGCCCGCGGCCGGGTCCAACACGGTGGCGCCGTCCGGAAGTTTGGCTAGTTGCGCCATTCGGATCATCGGTCGAACGACGTTCCGGGGAGTGAAGAACTGTCCAAGCTTCTGCTGACGTGCCGATCTGCGTAGAAATGTTTCGTATAGTCTCAATTTAAATTCCGGATCGATTTCAGTCAGTGGGCCAAACTTCTTGAAAGCTTCAAGAATTTCAAGGAAGGTCCGGTTATAACCCGACAATGTGTCATCGGATTTGTAGAACGCAAAGCCATTTATAATTGAAGTGGGGGACTTTATATCTGGAAGTCCCAGCATGCTTGTAATTGCAGTATCATTCGCGGCTACATCTGCTGGGAAAAGCTCCTGAAATTTTGGGCGGATGAACTTCACGTAGTATTCTATCGCAGTCATGCCGTGTTTTGATAGAAAGCTGGCTGGATCATCCAAGAGGAAGTAGAATCGATACGCCTCTGGCAGCGTCGCAGTTGGAAGATTGTCTGAGAGAAACTTAAGGAGAAAGATCTCAACAAATGTCAACAGGCACTCTTTTGGCTCCGCCTTTGTCGCATGCCAGATTAGCTGCCAAGTTGTTTCTGCAAGAGGCTTTGGATCTTTTGCCACGCCTGCGTCCCCAGCAAGAAGGTTTGATAGCACTGCTGGGTTCAAGTCCCTCTGATCGTCAAAGTATTCAAGTGCCTTATTTTGTAGACTGGACTTGACATCAACGTAGATGTCCTTGGTCCCATCAGATGTAATTCCGATATTTACTCCGAGCGCCGCTGCAGCATAAAGCACTTGCTCGGCTGATGTCAGTTTTTCCTTTTCAGTTTTGTGTTTTCCAGGCGCTTTGCTTTCGCCCGTTGCAACCGGCACAAGGTGGTCCAGAACGCGACGCAGAAACACCCTGTCTGGCTTAGCGGAGATGGGTTTCTTTGGGGCCTTGTAGTAGCTGAAAGGAAAATCAATGCTCGCAGGAGGCGTTGCGTCGACTCCGACCGCGACCAATTCCTTGACGCTCGTGGCGCCGATGTTCAGCAACTCGAAGTCACCGAAGTTGTCTCCCTTGAGGCATCCCGAAGCGAGGTATCCGCGTTGTATCAGTTCTTCATTTGCCATGAGGAGCGATTCCAGTGTCGGCTTGAGACGATTTTCATATCGCTATCATGATGAGGTGTCGCTGAACAGCGCGATTGAGACGTTTGATCAGCGGCTTAGCCATTCGGAGCGTATGACCGCACATCTATCGACATTGGTCCTTCCTTGCCTGGGATGGGCACTTGGTCTTGAACCTGCCAGACCGTCGACCTCCTCGTTCAACCGCATCCCCATGCTGATCAGCCCATGCAGGGCGGCGTGGGCGTAGACGAAGGTGTCGAGGGCCTCATTGCGTTCGCCGTCGCGCTTGGGTTGCCAGGAGCGGATCGGGCGGCCCTTTTCGAAGCGGGTGACGACGCGTTCGGCGGTCAACTGGCGGAAGTAGTCGGCATCGAGACGGTGGGGAAAGTGGATGGCGCCGGGGCCGGGTTCGGACAGCTTCAGGCGGGCGTAGAC